GGGCGGCGGCTTCGTCGGCATCCACGAGATCAACAGCGACGTCGTGGCCCACGCCAAGGCGCAGTCCTCGGAGTTCGGCAAGTACTACACCCCGGACGGCAATGAGCTGATCGAGACGTTCTATGTATACGGCATCGCGCTGGATGATGACGGTAACGCCTCGGAAGCTGTCCTGGCCTTCAGCTCCTCGAAGATCAAGAAGTACAAGGGCTGGATGACCAAGGCCAGGACCATCCAGATTCCGCTGCCGGACGGTCGCCGCATCCCGGCTCCGCTGTTCGCCCACCGCTACCGCCTCCGGACGGTCAGCGAGAAGAACAACAAGGGACAGTTCTTCAACTGGGACATCACCTTTGATGGGGCGAATGCGGTGGAAGCCCGCTTGTTGCCCGACAATCCGGTCTTCCAGGCCGCGGTGAACATCAAGTCCCTGATCGAAGGCGGGCGCGCTCGTGCTGCCTATGAGTCGCAGACCCCGGGCAGCGACGACGATGTCGCCCAGGGAGCTCCCGCCGGCAAGCCCGTTTTCTAGGGGAAGGGCAGGCAGTCGCAGCCGCACTTGGGGGCCGTTCGCGGCCCCCTCTTTTTCCCAGAAACGGAGAACCGAAAGATGTGGTCACCGCAACAGCAGACCGCGCTGGACCGGGTTGGGCGTTGGCTCAAGACCCGGGACAAGCCGGTGTTCCAGCTCGCCGGGTACGCCGGAACCGGCAAAACCACGCTGGCCAAGCACCTCGCCGCGACCGTCGACGGTCCCGTGTATTTTGCCGCCTACACCGGCAAGGCCGCGCACGTCCTGATGAAGGCCGGGGCGACCAACGTGAGCACCATCCACCAGCTCATTTACACGCCCAAGGACAAGTCCCAGCAGCGCCTGAAGGACCTGGAGAAGGAGCGGGCGCAGCTCCTGACGCACAAGCCTATCCCGGAGGCCCTCCTGGAGAAGGTGGAGAAGGCGATTCGGGAGGAGAAGGCGAACCTGGCCCGCCCGATGTTTCAGCTCAACACGGAGTCGCCCCTGTTAGGGGCCGCGCTGCTTGTGGTGGATGAGTATTCCATGATCGACGAGCAGATGGGTAAGGACCTCCTCAGCTTCGGGGTGCCTATCCTCGCCCTGGGCGACCCGGGCCAGCTTCCGCCCGTGGGCGGCACCCCGTTCTTCAAGGGCCCGCCCGACATCCTGCTCACCGAGATTCACCGGCAGGCGAAGGATAACCCCATCATCTGGATGAGCAAGGAGGTCCGCGAGGGTCGCCCGCTTCGCCCCGGGCAGTACGGCAGCAGCCGCGTGATTCCCTATGGCCGCCTGCCACGCGAAGAACTCCGGGACATGGTACTGTCCACGGACCAGCTCCTCGTTGGCAGGAACGCCACGAGAATCAGCAGCAACATGCGCGCCCGGGAGCTGCTTGGGCGGACGAACGCCCTGCCCCAAGCAGGGGACAAGCTCGTGTGCCTCCGCAACAACCACGAGATCGGGCTGCTCAACGGCCAAATCTGGCGCTGCCGGACAGACGGCGTATTTGACGGTGAATACGTCATGCTGGATATTGTCGAGGAGGAGGACGGCGCGAAGGTCGAGGTGAGCGCCCACCCGCACTACTTCCACGGAACCAAGCCGGAGTATTGGGAGCGGAAGGACGCGGAGGAGTTTGATTATGGCTATGCGCTCACCGTACACAAGTCGCAGGGCTCTCAGTGGAACAACGTGCTGCTCTTTGACGAGTGGCAAGGGAAGGACCGCAACCAGTGGCTCTACACGGCGATCACCCGCGCCGCGGAGCGCATCGACATCGTTATGATGTAGCCTAGACCGAGGATTTTCACTATGATCGAAAGCCCGATTGTTCAATTTAAGGAGAGGCGCATGTACGGTCCACAAGTCCCGTATTCTCAAGAACTACACGCCCAAAAATACCGCGGCGAGGGGGAGTCCTTCCGCGAGGCCATGAACCGGATTGCTGCGGCCCTGAAGGACGATGACAGGCACTTCGCGGACTTCCGTGACGCCCTCTTGAACATGCGCTTCCTGCCCGCCGGGCGTATTCAGAGCGCGATGGGCTCCACCCGCCAGGTCACGCCATACAACTGCTTCGTCTCTGGGACGATCAACGACAGCTTCGTGGACGGCGCAGGCTCCATCATGGAGCGCGCGACCGAAGCCGCCGCGACGATGCGCATGGGCGGCGGTATCGGCTATGACTTCAGCACCCTTCGGCCCCGGGGCGACCTGATCCGCAAGCTGCACTCGCACTCCTCCGGGCCGATCAGCTTCATGCATATCTTCGACAGCATCTGTAAGTGTATCGCCTCCTCCGGCCACCGCCGCGGAGCGCAGATGGGAGTGATGCGCGTGGATCACCCCGACATTGAGGAGTTCATACGCGCGAAGCAGCCCGGGAAGGACGTTCAGCCGCTCTGGGACCTCGTGGCGGAACTTCCGGACGGCCCGGAGAAGTCGCGACTGATCCAGTCCCTCCAGTCCACGCTCAAGCTCACCGGCTTCAACATCTCCGTGGCCGTTACCGACAAGTTCATGGAGTGCGTCCAGACCGGCAAGCCCTTCCCGCTCACCTTCGAGGGCCGCGTGTACCGCGAGGTGGACGCCCGGGCGCTGTGGGAGCAAATCATGCGCGGGACCTGGGATTGGGCGGAACCCGGTGTGCTGTTCATCGACACGATCAACCGCATGAACAACCTCTGGTATTGCGAGACCATCGCCGCCACGAACCCCTGCGGCGAGCAACCGCTCCCGCCCTACGGCGCCTGCCTCCTGGGCTCCTTCAACTTGGTCAAGTACATCTACAAGGACGGCTCGGGCCGCTACGCCTTCGACTGGGACCAATACCGCGAGGACATCCCGCACGTGGTCCGGGCTATGGACAACGTGGTTGACCGCGCGATCTATCCGCTGCCGCAGCAGAAGGAGGAGGCGAAGAACAAGCGCCGCATGGGCCTGGGCATCACCGGTCTGGCGAACGCTGGCGAAGCCCTGGGCTATGAATACGGCTCGCCGGAGTTCCTGGCCTTCGAGGCGAAGGTGCTGGACACGCTTCGCGACGAAGCTTACCTGGCCAGCGCCCACATCGCCAAGGTCAAGGGTTCCTTCCCGTTGTTCGACAAGGACAAGTACCTCCAGGGCCAGTTCATCAAAACACTCCGCGAGGACGTGCGGGACGCCATCGCCAAATACGGCATCCGTAACTCCCACCTCACCTCCATCGCTCCGACCGGGACCATCAGCCTGTGCGCCGACAACGTCAGCTCGGGCATTGAGCCGGTGTTCGCCTACAGCTTCGACCGGACTGTTCAGGAGTTCGACGGCCCCCGGGTTGAGACGGTCCACGACTACGGTGCGCGTGTGTTCGGGGTCCGCGGCAAGACCGCCTCCCGCGTCACGGTCGAGGAGCACGTGGCCGTCCTGACCACCGCCGCCCGCCGGGTCGATAGCGCGGTGAGCAAGACATGTAACGTGCCTTCCGACATCAGCTGGGAGGACTTCAAGAACGTGTACGTGCGCGCCTGGGAAGGCGGAGCCAAGGGCTGTACCACGTTCCGTCTCGGGGGCAAGCGTTCGGGCGTCCTCGTGGCGAAGGATGACGGCAGCGAGGCGGCGGAGGAGCCCGCGAGCCAGTGTCGTATTGACCCGGTGACAGGTCGCCGTGAGTGTGAGTAATTGAGGGCCGGGGAGGGCAACTAGGGGTTTTCCCGGGGAAAGCAAAAAAGTTGCCCGCCCCACTTTACTTCTTCAGCGTTTGGTGCTATACTTCTTTTCACGGTCGAACAAGACCTGAACTTCACCAACCGCAGAAAAGGAGAACCGACATGAGCAACCTCAATACCATCCTGACCTATTCCGAAGCCGATCTGACCAACCTGTCCGGTCCTCAGCTGGTCGCCGTCTACAACGCTGTGGCCGAAAGCCTGAACAAGAAGTCCGTCAATCGCTTCTCGGATCGAAGCACCGCCGTGAAGCGCACCGCCGCGATCATCGAAGAAGCCCGCGCCGCTGCGCCGAAGGCGAAGGCCCCGGCCCCGGTCAAGGCGAAGGCGGAGAAGGCCCCGCGCGCTCGCAAGGGCACCAACCTCCTGCCCCCGGGCCATGCCCCGATTCCGTGTCGCGAGGGCTCCAAGCAAGCCATCCTCCTGGACATGTTGGCCCGCCCGAACGGGGCGACGATGGCGGAGCTGCTGGACGCCCTGAGCGGCGGAAACAGGCCCTGGACCGAAGCCACCGTGCGTTCGGGCTTCGGCTGGGAC